ATTTTTCCCTCTCTTTTCTCTTTGATATGTTTATATAATACTATTTTTTTTTAAAAAAACAAGTATAATAATTAGTATATCAATTTAAAGAGGTAAGAGATGAGAGAGTGTAATATTACAAGTTTTTTGACAATTAAAAAAACTAAAATAAAATTAACCGTAAGAATCGAAAATAATGTAAGCTGTAAAGCGTATATTTATGAAACTTCAAACACAATTAATACGGTGGAGTTGCTTAATTGGCAAGAATTACAAATTAAAAAATCCCTTCTTAGGCACCCATTTTGACGGCTAATTCTGATAAATTGTTATTAAGCTGAGCAATGTAATGCGATAATTTTTCTTGATATTTTCGTTCACTTTCAAGTCTTTCTGCAATTATCTCAATTTTCTCGTCAAAAATCATATTGATAATATCGATTAAAGAATTTATGTCTTGAACATCTTTTTCAAGGTTTTGAATTCTGTTAACTAGTTTTTCCATTGAGATATTTTATTTTTTCATCGTTACGCAAAATCACTTCTCTTTGCTCTTGTAACAAGGAATTGATATTATCGATACTTGTTTTAACGTTTTTCAATTCTTTTACCACGCAAGATATTTCATTTTGAATATCTTTTTTAATTGGATCGACAAATTTATTAAAATTATCTTGATTAATATATTCGGTTTTTAATTTTAAATTAATGGTATCTAGATTTTTTGTAGTATCAGCTTGAAACCTAAAAATTTTAATTGTTGAATATAAAATAGACGGTAAATTCAAAATTAATAAAATCCCAAAAAAGGAAAAAAGCCCTAATTCTCTAAGAGAATCTAAAATTAAGCGTAACCCTACAACTTCAACCATTCCTGTCATAATAGTTTAATTTTAACGTATTTTTATTAAAATTAAAAATTATAACTTTTCATAATCAAAATCATATTGCTTAATTTCAAGCCTTACACCAACCGCTTGGTAAGTATCATACACTAAGTAACTTACATCGTTATTATTGCCTATAATTTTTTCAGCAAATGACCCCTCAAAAAAAACACCTATTTTATTATTTTTTAAGGGTAAGTATATAAATTTGTATCCCATGCGATTAACAGCATGGTTATAATTAAGTATTGATTTCCTGTTACTTGTGAACCCTGTGGATGCCCCTAAAAAAAACGTTGATCTATCAGTTAAATCATACCGTATTTTAAAATATTGAATTTCACAGAATCCGTTTCCGTTTTCAATCTTCCCAAACTTTAATTGTGGCGCAAAAATAAATGACCTAGAAAACGTTACACCCTCCCCATATATCAAGGTGCTTAATAAACAAAAACATAAAATTAATTTTTTCATTTCAAACCCTCGCTTTAAAATAATTGTAATTGTGCTGTATGTATATTTATTCTTTCACACATCTTTATAAAATAATCTTCATCAATCTCGCATCCAGTTAAATTAAAATTCATATCATGACAAGCAATTGCAATACTCCCACTACCAAGATGTGTATCGAGGATCTTATCTCCCGCTTTTGCGTAGTTTTGTAAAATCCAAGAGTATAGTTTAACTGGCTTTTGGGTTGGGTGAAACCTGTTATTATCTTGCGGGGCTAATTCTATCCATTTCGCATTAGAATTAAAAGAACACCAAGCATATTCACACATCGCCATCGAGAAACTTTCAGAAATAGTTAATTTTCGCCATATTAAAAAACATCGGTTTGGGGGTAACTGGAAATAATTACCACCCCAGATTATTTGATTTTTTGACACCCTAAACAATTCATCAAAATAAGTTTGATCTGGTGCATAATCCCAGTTTAATATTTTTTTATCGTATTTTTTAGACCAAGTTCCCCCATCTCTTGCTACTTTATACTTGTCAAACAAAACACCAAACCGTTTACCACCTTCTATTTTTTCATCACCCCCTCCACCATAAGGAGGATCAACAATGGCAAGATCAAAATAATTATCTGGATACTTCTTCATTAACTCCATGCAATCCATTTTATATAAATTTAAATTATTTTTAACAAAATAATTCATTGATCCACCTCATAACTTATATATATTACTAATGCAATAATTATTAAAACATTAGCCAAATCAAAATAATTCATTGATCCACCTCATAACTTATATATATTGCTAATGCAATAATTATTAAAATCAAAATAAATATAAATATGTTCATATATTAATTGTAACTAAAGGTTAAGGACTCAAGATGAAATTTATTTCCATACTTTTTTTTATTCTCTGAAAACATTTCAAAAAAATATAATCTATTTTTTTTCTTTGGTTTGAAAAACAAACACTTTTCAAACTTTTTGGGAGTCTCATTAATATATGGTAATACAACATGTGTTTTATTTCTATGCAATTTTGGGTCTTCAACTTCACCATAAAAACTAATACTTGTGTTATAAGAAGGTATATAATTGGTGTAACTTAATTCCATGGTTACCCCTCCCCTGCAACTTTCTTAGCTAAACGCATATTGGTCGTGTAGACAACTAATCTAACTCGTGGGTTTTTCTTAACATAATCAACAACATATTTTTTATACTTGTGCGGGTATTTCAAGACTGAATCCGCCCACTCCTGCTTACTGAAATCAGTATTAACATGTAATTTTTTAGCGTGTTTACCAGTTCCAATAATAAAATCACTAGCTTTACTTACACCTTTGCAAGATACTAATTTAGTTGCTACCTTAACATCGTTTGCATAATATTTTTTCATTGTTTTTACCTCTCTTCTCTCTTTTGGTATATATATAATACCATAACTATTTTAATGTTCAATAGTTTTTTTTAAATTCTTCGATATTTCAAGATAGCCATTCAAATCATCCAAATTATCTTGTTTATGTTTTCTTACTTCTCTGCATAATTTCAAAATTGCCATCATATCACTGACTTGGGATGGTAATATATGATAACCAAGATACCCTGTCCACATCCTAGCAATTAAATCAAAAGTATCTACATAATTTCCATAATATTTTTCACGGTCATTTAATAATTTTTGTGTTTTTTCGCTAAAAGTCACGGTTCCCCCCCCTACTAGCTAACCAATTAATTATGCAGTATTCTGCATCTTGTTTAGTTTCAAACCGATTGTTTGATAACTTTTTATTTTGGATACAGGTTTTATACTTTTTTTTATCAAATACTAGATATGTGTTTGTTTCTTCACATTTTTTTATTTCAAATCGCTTCGTTAACGTTACCATATTAAACTCCTCTTATCTCTTTATATGTTATGAATCATAATCAACAACGTAAGAACAATTATTAAGCATTGACGTATTAATCTCATCCATATTTTTAACATTTTCAAAATCGGTTTGAGTTAATTTAAATAAATTATTTAATACTATTTCTTTATTCATTATTTCTGTTATATCGGTAATATAATTATTAAAATTATCTGATTCTGGTTCAATTTTATAATGCTTATCTGGTTGCATATCGCCGTATTGTTTAATTTTTTCAATTCTGATTTTATCAAAATCTTGAACGTGTTCATCTATTTCACGTTTCAATTTTGCCAATTTAAACAAAATTGTACTTGAAAACCCTACCAGTTTTGTTAAAGCTACAAAATCGTTATAAGTATTATATAGTACACTTAATTTAATTGTTTCTATTTTTGGCTCTATTGGCTCTATTGGCTCTACTGGCTCTGTCTCGGTTGGTTTTGTTATTTCTTCCATCTCTTTATCTCCTTTATTGTGCAAAGGTAAACCGCTTCTTATTCGTTAAACCTTCACACTTTTTACATTTATAATTGAAAACCACGCCATTAATTAATACAGTATACTTAATTAATTTTGGTTTTACTTCTTTTCCACACTCACACAACTTATCCATTTTTTAAACTCAAAAACGGTATAAAACACCCTGTACTTTTTTGTGGTGTTATTTTTTTTGGGGCAGGTGGTTTTTTTTGCACCTGTGTTTTTTTTGCCCTTAGTTTAGGATTTGGTTGTGGATTTAAACCTATTCTTGACCGTATATTCATTAATTTAATTTACTTTCTTTTTTAACGTCAATCCACGATTGCCCAGCTAAATATGTAACCACGATACTAACTACCCCGATAATTTTATCAAGTGAAATATCCATGTTCGCCCATTCTGTTAATAATATAAACAAAACACTAGATATTGCTAATGTTAATTTTTTACTTAGACTTGTTGTGA